GTGTTCCTCTACGTCAGAGTTGTATTTCCACTCGGTCTTTCCGTCTAATAGTGATTTCATATTCTAAGCCTTCCTGGTTAATCTACGGCTTCTACGAAGTATGGGGTCGTGTGCAGTGACCCCTCGTAGTGAGAATATCCAGTGAGGTCGTCGTATAGATATGGTGTAATCCAGTCTATGAATAGTTCAACCTCATTATCATAGTTCTTGAAACCCCCGATAAGCATAATATCTGTGTCGTTGGTATATGAGCAGTCCTTAATAAAGCTCCTTCCGCTCTTTGCCATCATGTCCCACCTGCTCGTTTGGAAGAATGGATGGTCTGGCAATTCGTAGCGGTGGTCTACGCCTACGGTTGTCATGTGGGACAACAGGTTCAGAACCTTGCCGTAGTCCTCATGGTTTTTGTTGATACTGAATCTCAGTGCGAAGTCTGTGTACATTCCCATATTTCTAAGCCTTCCTGGTGTATATTGCTAGGTTCTCTTTCTTAAGGTCTGCTACTAGCCTCTCTGCCTCATGGTCTTCTACTGTGTAGCGGAAGGTGATTTTATTGTCTAGGTCTTTGGTGTATGCTGTTATTTTGATCATAGTTCAAAGATTTAGTGCGCTGGTGGCAATGTCAAGTTTTTATTCAGATATCGGTAGTAGTTTTTCTGACATTGTATTATAGTCGTGAAATTCGGGTTGAGTGCCTACCCCTACTGTCTACTATTTTTCGAAATTCACTGGACAAAAGAAACGTCCACGGAGTGATCAAATCTCCGCTCCCTAGTTCATTCTAGGGATAACCGATAGAGCGTGCAGCACCAGAGGATAGTAGGACAAGGATGGTGAGATTGAAGCCAGCATACGACCACTCCAACCCGAAGGCGTGAACTTAATCACCAGAGAGAGCATCACTACTCACCGCGACTCGATTGCAAAGAACCGTCCCTCGCATGGAGCCAACCCTACGAGAAACGTGGCATGTTAGCGTGTCTTCTTCACGACTCCTTAAAGACCTATTACACGACAGAGCGGATCGTGCTTTTACTACCGTAGTATGCTGTTCAAATGGCTATGTATGAAGGAAGCATCGGTGGTCAACGTGGGTGCGGGGGTCGGCTCTGCCCCGACGACCTTTTGGTTATGAGCCAAATGCTCTACTGACTGAGCTACCCCGCAAAATTAAAAAGAACAAGTGAAATATGACACCATTATACCGAACGTGTCAAGTGCTTTATTTCTAAAATGGCGAATCCTAGTGTTTAAGCCACTTCCCGCGCTATTGACACGTAAGATATCATGGATGTATGCGATATAACAACGGAGAAGGAACAATTGGTCATGACGACGATAAGTATCGTGACAATTGCGATAAGATTGATTTCACTAAGGACAAGCGCCCAGAATATACGGGGCGTGAAGTTCCAGCAAGCGAGCGTCCTCCAGGCGTCCGTTGCCGAATTGTCTACGGAAAGAAAGACTAATGCTCTCTGACGAAGAAGAAGCCCTGCTACGACCTGCGCTGTCGTTCTTAGCAGACAACTTTCCAGACTTTGCGATAGCTGTGCTGTCCAATGAGGGGAGACTCCTGCACTACGACTACTCAAACTGGCGTGTAGGGCGTATGTTATTCCGTGACAGCTTAGAAGACATGGGCAACGAGCTTGATATGTCAGATGAAATGATGGCATGGGATGATTGGGAGGACGATGAAGATTATGAGTAACAGAGAACTAGCCATAGAAACAAAGAACTACGTGGCAAATGCACTGAAGAAGTCGCAGGAGTCTCACAATGGTCAGAGCTGGTGTCACCGTGACCCCAAGAAGTGGTCGCTAATAGCTCAGCACATTATCCTGCCAATGGGTAGTGTTTCCGAGTTCATTAGGAAGAATGATGTTGCAAGGAACCTCTACTATGACATCAAGAATGAGCTAATGGCAGACCCAGAGTGCCAAGCTGTGCGTGATGCTTGGGGGTCTGAAGTAGCCTCTCTGACCTTTCACGGGCTAGATACTCACCGAACGATCATGGACAAGTTCAGCAGTGCTATTGATTCTGGAGAGATTGAGGTGAACGAGAACGTGGTTTTCAAGTCCGTGAAGGGGCTACAAGGGCTTACAGACATTCATGGCAAGCTGACGGGTACGAATGTGCAGAAGCACGTTGTGGAGCATGTGGTGACACAGGACGACTACGATGCTAAGAAGCAAGAGCTTATGGATCGTATTGCCAAGGCGAAGGAAGCCAAGAAGGTCGAAGAGGACATTATTGAGGCATAATGGAATTAGAGTACACAGAGCATCCCATCCTAAAGCCGCCTTCAGACGAGGATCAGCTATGGATGATTGAGAATGATCCTGAAGCCTACCTTCAGAGCATTCAGTTGCACAATGACCGCATTGAGGCGTCCATAGTAGACCCTGTGTATAACAGCTTCGTACTTCCACAGCAGGAGCGTGTCAAAGACCTCTTGGCTGACACTAAAATTGACGAGGTATGGGTGCTGGGTGGCAATCGCAGTGGCAAGAGTCGCAGTGCAGCGTGGCTAGTTATGCGCACTCTCATGGAGAATCCTAACACCGAGATCGTGTGCTGGTCTCAGAATGAGGATGCGTCCGTCGAGCGTCAGCAGCCCTACTTATGGGAGATGATGCCACAGGAATACAAGAAGAAGCAGAAGGACGAGGTTGCCAAGATCAACTTCTCAAAGGCTACTGGATTTACTGGAAACAAGTTTATTCTTCCGAACGGATCTATATGCTATTTCAAGTTCTACACCCAGTTCCAGAATGATGACTCCGTGATTGAAGGCGCAACGCTAGGTGCTCCAGCAAAGACCTGTAAGTTCATCAACATCGGAACATGGTGCGATGAGTATCTGGGAGATGAAACGCTTTTGAAACGATTACGCTCTCGTTGCGGTGACTTCGATGCCAAGATTCTAGTGACATTCACTCCGCTACGTGGCTACACGCCCTGCGTAGGTTCTATGCTAGACGGTGCTAAGACTGTCGAGAGTCTGCCAGCTTCACTACTTGATGGTGAACTGATGCCTTATGTGCAGGAACCACATGATCGCGACAATATGGCGATTGTTTATTACCATTCCGAGCGCAATCCGTTCTCCAACTGGAAGCGCCTAGCCCGAAATCATGCCAATGCCTCAGTAGAGGAAATCAAGAAGGTGCTATACGGCTACCCGACCAAGAGCATGACCGCCATGTTCAACACCTTTGACCAGGTGGCACACATTTACGATCCAGAAGAGGAGCGTATTGACTTCGCGAATGGCGAATGGACAAACTACCAAGTGATAGACCCTGCTGGTGCGAAGTCGTGGGCGTGTGCTTGGTATGGGGTGAATGCTAAGGGTGACGTAAGACAATGGGCTGAATGGCCTGATCGCGCAACGTATGGTGAATGGGCAGTGGAAGGCAAGTCTCAGGTTCGGTCTGATGATGCGGTGACGTGGAAGCGTGGGCCAGCAGCAGAGGATTGCGGAGGCTTGTCTATCCGCTCTCTGCAAATGGAGTGGCGCAAGATTGAGGGCAGCATCCCCATCACAGAGCGCATCATTGATATACGATTTGCCCACAGCCCGAAGCAGACCGCAGACGACGGCGAGAGGACACTATCAGATGAGCTATTTGATATTGGAATCCACACAGTCCCATCATTTGGCGCTCAAGAGGATATAGGAATTGCAAAGATTCAAGAGTGGCTATCCTTCGACAACAAGCAGCCATTTGACAGGTTCACGAACTCTCCGACATTTCGCATATCAAGCGAATGCGGAAACTCAATCTTTAGCTTCATGAACTACTGTCAAAACGGGAAGAAGGACGAACCGCTGAAGGACTTCATTGACTTGCCACGCTACGCAGCCACTCACTTTGAAGGTGTAGGTATCACTCACATCGCTGGGCTAGACCTCGGTTTCTCCCGCGACCACATCAAGCACTAATTATGAAAATCGAAGACAAAGAACTATACTCATGTAAAGAAGTCGGGGAATACCTCGGCACAACCGCAATGGCAGTAGGCCGTATGCGTAACGAGCACTGCTCAGATGAAGACGTGGAAGGTAAGCAAATCAAGAAGTCTGGACTTCAAAAGATTCTGGACTCTCTGAAAGTTGAAATGGACATCATTGAATCTGGGCAACCAAACCTAGTCACCGTCCGAGTCATTGCCAAGCCATGTAAAAGCCCTCGCCATCTCAATGCATTCGATATTGAGCGCGGCGTGGCTTGCTCCGTACTAATCCCAGCTATGGACAAACCTCGTCTCAACAAGCCGAATACTCGCTTAGTTGTTGATCGTCAATCACTAACATCAAACTTCAAATACGAATGGAATCGCAAGATACAGCAACTAGCCCAACGCAAATCGGCTTAGGGGTAGACCTGTGGGCAACTGTCCACATGTTCCGAGAGTCTAAAGACCCGCTATTCGACCCAGATGACCCGCACATCATTCCAAAGGATGAAATTGAGGAAATCCTAGGGGTAAGCGAAGAGAAACAGAAGCGATACGTCAACAAGGCTATCGACCTAGTTAAGTCCCTAAACGAAAACATGTTATAATATCAGCAATGCCTAACTCTACTCCCAAGGGTGATCAACCCGAAATCTACTTTGAAGAGGATCATTTTGACTATGGTAAATTCAAGGACACCTACGACAACGACAACCTAGACCTTACTAGTTATCGCTATAAGTGCAAGCAGAACAAGGACTTGCGTGGTAACCGATGGGCTGGAAAGTCTGATAACCTCAAGAAGATGGGTGACAACGCCTATCCACACGAAGGGGCGGCGGATACTGAGAACTTCCTGATTGACCGAAGTATTCAGAACTACGTCGCAATGACACAGACGGCGCTGAAGAAGTCGCGAACAGCAGCAGGGCCACGCGAGTCTTCAGATGCAAGCCGAGCGGCAGCGGTGGGAGTCATGGTTCAATGGATGCGAGATGCTGGCATTCCGTCATTCCCAAGGGAAATGGAGCTTGCGGCATCGTTCGGGGCAGAGAAAGGGCTAATGGTCACGTACTGCGGTTGGACTGAGAAGAAGCGACCAGTAATGAAGCGGTATGACTTGGACGCAATAATTGAGACAATTCCAGAGCTTGACCCTGTGATTGCCCAGACGCAGACAGAATTCGTCGAAATGCTTGCTGACGAGGATCGGGTAGATGAGGTCGTAGAGCTATTTCAGTCGGTGGAAGAGTGGGAGGTAAATGAGAAGCGAGTTAAGAAGGCACTCCGCCAATTGCGCAAGGACGGCGTAGCAGACATTCCTTTTGTAAGCAAAGATCAAGGGACATTTGATGTTCGGACACTTGCACCAGATGCAAACTTCATCATGCCAGCATTCACCCGCAACCCTCAAGAAGCACCACGTATGCACATGCGTATGCTCATGACTGGGCAGGACTTAGAGAATGCAGCAGCTACAGATGGATGGGATCGAGAATGGGTAGATTTTGTCATTGAGAATCATACGGGGATGAGTGCATCTAAGTTCCGCTCTCCTACTGGTGACGGCACATATACTGGCATTGGCTATGGAGTTTCAAGCCCAGTCCACACCACAGCCAGCGACTCTAGGGACTTGATCGAGGTTATCTACACCTACGAGCGATTAATCGAGAAGGAAGACGGCGCAGAGGGCTACTACTTGACAGTCTGGAATCGAGACGCAGGAGACAATAACCCTGGTGTTCCGCCATATGCTAAGCGCGTATTGCTGAGTGGTCGCAAGAGCTTTCCGTTTGTCATCACTCCACTAGCTTATACGTCAGAGACGATTTACGACTCTCCGAGCTATCCGCAGCTACTCAAGAGCGCACAGAAGATCAAGAAGGTCACGCAAGATGCTTATGTGGATGAATCTGAGTGGGCAATCAATCCAGCTATGTACGGTGCGCCTGGCTCTGACTTGTCGCAGGTTGGCCCTGGGGCGCGTGGCAACTTCATGAATGGTCGTGAGCCAAAGTTCATTGACAAGCCATCGCAGTTCACTCCGAGCGACAAGCTAGACCTTCGCGTTACAGAGGAAGCCAATGAGCACATCGGACAGGCTGTTGATAATCCGTACAGCAAGATGCGCAACCAGCATGAGATTAATCGCCTCCTAGAGCACGCTGCTGGTGTCTTAGCCATGAGCTACGAGGTCTACAAGCTTGAAGGGCCAGAAGAATTGTTCTTCCGAGTTTCGGGGCAGCGTGAACCTACGCAATTCATCAAGCAAGAGGACGAAGCTGAGATGGATATTCAGATTACATTCAACACTTTGCAAGAAGACCCAGAGTGGATGAAGAATACTGCTGAGCTACTTAACACGTTGAGCATGAACGATCCAAGTGGTCTGATTGATCAAGATAAGAAGAATCTATGGATTCTAAGTGCCTATGATCCTACTATCACGGCTCAGGTTACAACCAGCCCAGAAGAGGGTTCAGCTAAGATCACCAAGGAGACAATGGACGACATATCTAAAATGGCAGCAGGTATGGAGGTTGGAGCGCCACAAAACGCAGCTCAAGCTCGAATGCAGGTGGTCACGAACTATGCTCAGTCTCCAAAGGGCGCAGCAACACTAGGGCAGAATCCAGTATTTGCCGACAGCTTCCAGAAGTATGCCGAGCAATTACAATTCCAGATGCAGCAAGCACAGAA